TGGGCAATGACAACGCATAAATCACAGGGCACATCTCTGGATTTCGCTGAGATTGATGTGGGTGGAGATATATTCGCGTGCGGGCAAACATACGTCGCGCTGTCACGGGTAAGAAGCCTCGCAGGGTTGTATCTAAAATCATTTGAACCCGGTAAAATAAAAGTAAATAAGAAGGTGAAACAGTTCTATGATAGATTACACGGTGTGTCCACACACAGGTCCAGCATACCCCCACCCAAGTCGGTTCCGGATCCCATGCCTGAGCCGTCTCACTATGAGACGCTGGGTGTATCAGTCAGGGCATCTGCAAAGGACATCAAGTCAGCGTATCACGCTATGGCTCTTAAATACCACCCCGACAAGAACAAAGACGACGGAGCAGAGGATATGTTCAAGAAGTTGTCGTTTGCGTACGAAACGCTCGCTGATCCCGAACAAAAGACGAAATATGATCTCCTGCACGCTGTGTAATGGGATAAAATTGAATTATTTAACGTAATTGATAATGAAGAAAAAATGAAAGTAACTAATACTGACTTGCTTGCCAATAGAAATAAATATTCTATTGAAATTCTTGAACAGAATATTGTGGAAAATCATCTTGATGGAAAAATACTTTTGGCAACACAAAAATTAACACCTGAGTTTTGTGTCAAATACATATTAGATTTAGATATTGAAGGAGGTGGTGAAGAATCATATATATTTGACGTGTGTTACATATTAGGGTTCCAAAAACATATTACAGAAAAAGAATTGCAAAATTTGATAAATTCGATAAATTAGTATGAATACATAAATGTTAGATTCATTTACACCATACCGACGACCTTTTTGATATTTGTTGCGATATTGTATCTCTCTGTTGATTTTTTCATGATGTCCGTTGTTATCTTCCCCCCGGACTTAAATATAAGACCTGCAAACGGGGGAAGTACTACTATAAATATTCCAATCGCACTAAACCATAACATCATTGGCATGACGTCCCTATCTTCCACCCCCATAAAATATAACACATTCTTCAGAACAACGTTTGCGAATAATAAAATTATCATACATATAAGAATTCGCTTCAATATTCCCATGTATATATATATATATTATGTCTAACAAAATATTACATGATAATTCCAAAGAATTTACAATTTTCTTGATCGCCCACAAATACGTCGTTGTATCTTATGTCATATCCCGAAACGGTTTCGCAGTTTAATGTAATTTTGTCCATGAATACGATGATGCGGATGCATATACTATCTATTTGTTTCTCTTTGGGGGGATTGTATTCCAGTTTAAAATATGGCATATTTTTATCAAACTCTCTCATAAATCCATAAATCTCTATAAATTCCCTATATTTCTTATGAATTGTCTTGTAAAAAACCCACGGTGGAGTTACCAGACAATCGTCGTCATCATAAACTGTATATACACAACGATTATTTGTGATAAAGTTTATAAAATCCGGGTGTATGGATACGTTCCCACATTTACCGAGTTCTATAATCTCATAGATTGTAACCGATACAATTGTATGATGTGCTTTGTATATAGTCTCCTTAATATCGACATTTATTATTCGATAATATACATTTTCATATAATATGGTTCCTATTAGAGTAATCTTCGGTGTTCGATATATCCTATTGAAATCCTCTTTTTTTACAAACGAATCGTATTTATTTTGCGTATTCAGTTTGAGATAGAACGTAATATATGGTATTTCGAGACCAGAAATCGTGTAATACACGTCAATAATACTCGTTTCCCCTGGTGGGATTTCATGAATAGTATTTTCTAATATTATAGACATTTACCAACGAATATATGATTATGATATAATAATATATTCGTCTAAACCATTTTGTGTGTATTCATATTGTATCACACATCACGTATCGAATTTTGTTTGGATTGTATCGGTAACTCTTTCTTCACGGCGAGAATGTATAAACGCAGACAACTCCTCTACTGTTTGTGGGCTACCTTTAAACCACTCACTAAGGATTGTAACCAGAGATTTTTTTGTAATTGCGGCTTTTGATTTCGTTTTCCTATGTACGATTCTACCACCAGCTACATCAAACGCATCTATATCATTCGACTGCATAACACCGACAAGACTTTCAGCCATTTGTTTTTTCTTTAATTTCCTTGTTTTGAGTTCGCTGTGAAGAACGGCTATTTCCCGTTCCAGATCAAACCACTCTTTAAGAACCTTGACAAGCTGTTCGCGATTCTCCATACAGTATTATTCTATATGCTCATTTATTTTTAAATGGATTCCACATAATCCTTTATCCTTTACTCTATTTTTACACAGACGGCGTGACTTTTTAGTTCCCACCAGTTTAGAGCACGTATTTTTTACATCAACGTCGGGATGATTTATTTCGTTGGTTGAGATTGATTTATTCACAACCAGTTTCACATTCTCGGCGGATATGATATGTCTGGGACAATAGGAGTCTACACATGCGATTCCACATGCGTTGTCCTTATTCTTACCGCTGCGAAGTATGTACGAACACATATTCATTTTTATTGAGTGATTTTTTGGCCAATTAACACCATATAGTTTAGTTGGTTCTATACTTTCGCGGTATGGTAGTATTCCTATCCCAACATTTCTACAGTACGGGCATTTAACACATTTCCGCGGGACCTTAACAATCTCTTTGTGGTTTATCACACATTTTTGCTGATATACCTCCTTAAATAGTGGTATGTAGTTGAATTTATGACCACACATGAGAATTACGTGATGTTTAGTTAAATTTTCGCCCGTTATTAGACAAGAATCTTCATCGGTTGATTCGTCTATCTCATCAAGACACTTTTTAAAATAATCTAATACATTAGTTGCTTCGTTCTGCATACATATATAATTTTATTGTCTTTATATAAGTTATGTCAAAAATATCACAGTATAAATCATGGGGAAATCCTACATGGGTTTTTTTACATACGATGGTATCAAAAATAAACCACCAATCATTTCATAAGCATAAGGATGAAATAATCAATTACATCTTTAAAATATGTTCTAATTTACCATGTCCAGAATGTTCTACGCACGCGGTTGACTTTCTAAAAACGGTTCGATTCAATAATGTGTCCAAGAAGGAGGACCTTATTGAAATAATGTACGTATTTCACAACCAAGTGAACAAAAATATCAATAAGAAGGAGTTCCCGATTGAATCACTATCCATTTACACAGAGACTGACGGTATTCAAAATGCCCTCCTAAAATTCATCCCAGCGTATACAAAAGGCGTGTCGCCTCTTTTAATGGCACAAACACACGCGAGAAAAATGATTGCAACTGAACTAAAAAAATACGTATACAATAACATAGAAAATTATTCGTAATTTTCTATACGGAACACATAAGTCTAAGCAAAATTGATTTTTATCTGTGACATAACATGTTACATACATCTATCTACTAATTATACAGACTCTGTCTCTTCCTCGACCACCGAATATACTTAATAAACTATGTCATATTTTGAATCACCAGCGTGCCGAATATGTGATCAACATAATCCGTGTTTATGTATCAACTGTTCAAGGTATATATGTGAAAACCCTGATTGTTCGATTACGATAACGTCATATTGCTATTCGACAAAATCGGTATTACGTGTTCAGGTTTGTATCGATTGTCACACATATATATCTTCAAAAATTATACGGAATATCGTTAACGGCGAGTTACATCTTCTCGACATGTCATCTCAGCAAAAATAAAATAACCATAAACAATATTTTCATGGTTATTTTTTATGCAACATCAATATGTTGTTGGTTCGTATGTTACGGACATAGATGTCCTTCCCAATTACACCCCCCGTCTCTTGCACTTAAATGTTTTGGACTTTACAGCACATACAGCACTGTTGGAAAAATATCCATGATATAATCCTTCTGGGTAAAACAACGATACTACAAGCACCCATGCTATTCCGGCGAGTATTCCCAATACGAGACCCGCTATAAGAGGAGACAATTCCTCACACCCTTCACCACCTGGTGTCTTATACCTGGCCATTATCGTAATCAATATCAATACAACCAACGAAGAAATTATACTAATATTCTCATTTCTCCAGGGTGAGTTTACCATCGGGGAAATTATATAACTTACAATCATGCCAAGCATGCTTGTTGTTGTCGACACCGCAGGATTGGGAACTGTATCCCACCACCCGAGAATAATAGGGTTGCATTTATCACGTCCAATCTGTTGGGACATATCGACATCTTTTGTAAATAGTGATTGAATGGACCCCGGTGAGGTGAGACCTACGTACCATAGAAACATCCCTGCTATTAATACAAAAGCCTTCATATCACCGTGAAACATCGATAGCATTACAAGAAACCCTATTAAAAACATATTTGTCAATATTGATAATAAATCACCCATCATCCTTATAGTCATTTTAACTCTTCCACTGTTAGTATTATTTCTACCACTATCCATATTACTATAATTATATTAAGTATATATAAAATTTTATGTATTTACCAACGACAATTTGAGGGCGTCATGAATCGTATCGATACTATGGAACATTATACCATCGAGAATAGAGTTTCCCCGATACTTATCCATAAATTTATCAAAGTCTCTTTTGTTATCACTTGGGTATAAAAACGTCTTAACACCTGTGTTTATTCCGCCAATTATTTTGAGATCCAATCCACCAATCGCTGTGACACACCCCTGTAAATTCATTTCTCCTGTTATTGCTAAATCGTATTTTATTGGAATATTGTTTAACAGACTATAAATAGCAATTGTAATAGCTGTCCCTGCAGATGGACCGTCCTTGGGTGTTGCTCCCTCGGGACAATGTATATGTATACCCTGATTGTTGGTTGTATTGAAATCTTTCATCAAATACGTCTGTCTCTTTTTCGATGTAAGACTCCAGGCAAGTGTTTTGGCAACTGTCATACTTTCCTTCATAACGTCTCCCTGTTGTCCGGTAAGTTTCAGGTCCAATAGGTTCCTTGTAACAAACAGACTTGTCTCAATTGGTATAACACCTCCACGCCCGAGAGCATTCGCATATAATCCACAAATAATACCGATCTTATTTATAGGTGTTACCATTTTTTCATTCATCTTGTGGTGGTCTTTGAGATATATTTTTGTAACATCGTCTTCTGTAACAATAACAGGTATCTCTATTTCACATAGCATGTCATTCAACGTCAATAAATTTATTTCGCCTATTATCTCGTATAGCAATTCTTTGAGTTTCCTAACACCAGATTCATGTGTATACGAGTTAATAATATACGCGAGAACTTCATCTGAAAACTCAATATTTCCAAATTGTCCCATTTTATTGAGTAATTCGGGGAGCATATGCTTATTGCAAATAACCAACTTATCATCGGTTGTCAAATTATCAAACTTGATGCGATGTATTCGGTCCAAAAGAATTCGGTCTATTAAACTAACGTCGTTATATGAAAATACAAACAGAATCTTCGAGACATCTATATCTATTCCTGAAAAATATTTGTCCTGGAACGAATCATTCTGGGTCGGATCCACCAAATGGGTTAATATACTTATTATTTCCCGACCATTTTCGGTCTTACTAACCTTGTCTATTTCGTCGATGAATATGATGGGATTCATACATTTTTGTTCCATGAGAATATCTACTACTCTCCCCCACGTGGAACCAACGTATGTATAATTATGTCCCTCAAGAGTACTCCCATTACTTGAACCACCAATCGCAATAAATGAGAATGGTCTCTTTTCACCGTTATCGTCTACAAGACACTGGGACAAACCATATTTAGCGATACTGGTTTTTCCGGTGCCTGGTGGACCTTCAAATCCCAAACAGTAACCCCCGTCATTTCCGTTGATCCACTGACCCACTATGCGCTCAATTTGGCGCTTTGCGTCATCGTGCCCATAAACCGAATCATCGAGACACTTGCGAACATTTCCCATATATTTATTTACATCAAGGCAATTATTCTGTATACACGAAAGAGTCTTATACATCGAAAGTTTTTTCTCGTCAATAATATCGGTGTGGTATAATACCTCGTCCAAAATCTTGTCGTTGTGTATCATCGAAAGGAGCTGATGACACCTGGTCCGGAGAACGTCCTTTTGTTCTCCATGAATATCATCAATAAGGAGATTTGATATATTCGCGCTATTATCCAGAACTATATTATTTTTAACAAATATAACACGAATGTTACCTATAAATGATAATAGTTCCTTCTTTCTTAGTTTATCCAACCGATTTATTATCTTTTTCATCTTTGCAGCAAACGACTCCATTCCCATGTTTAAAAGTATAGCACGTGTCGTGTTTTTTATTTCAATACTTGTATACTTATCCTTCTTGGTTACGGAACTGATATGGCAACAATTATCTTTGGCGTCTAACATGTTTGAAAATAAATTGTTGTTTTCGTCCATTATGTCAAAAATTTGTTCGCGCTTAAATATACCAAACGGTATTTTCAATAGCCCATCAAGATATTGTCTGGATTTGGTGGCACTATCATCTGTTTTAGATTTCACCTCCTTTAATTTGACCATAGCCTTTTCCTTTACTTTGTCAGAGCATTTCATAAGGCATATTCTCTGCTCAATTGGTAGTTTGTTATTAACGTCATAATTCATTAGGTTATTTGTATAATCAATTGTCTGTTTCATTGCACATTTGAACTTTGATTTTATAACCCACGGAAGAGAACTATATAGAATATCCTGTTCATCACCAGATTTATCGTCATCATCTGCCGTCATCGTATCGTAAAGAAGATATGCCAAATACATAAACTCTTTGTCATTTGAATGTATGAGAAGTTCGATTAACATCACTCTTTTTCCGTCGAAGTCCGCCTTCAAGAAATCGTTAACAACCTTGCTCAGACTTTTGGACTTTATACTAATCGCATTCATTAAATAACCATTATATCGGTCATATATTTCATTCACGTCGTATATCAAATAGTCTTTTAAAGAGAGAGAATTCATATATATATCAAATTTATAGTCGTAATTTTCACTATCCATCGGCTTCATTTGTTTCAACGAATAGTATTTTTCATGTATGTAATTATTATTGAGTATATATTCGAATATAAGGTCATCAACGTATCCATATATAATAAGACTTTGCTTCTGTTGTATATCTTTTATTACCACTTTGATAGTGTTTAAACGAAGTCCCTTTTTATTAGAAACAAAATTATAACAGGAACAATTGTCCCCGGTCTCGCATATTCTAAAGTCCTCAAGTATTGCGTTCCCACCAGACGAATTATGTTCAGCACTCTTGTTTACCAAACTATCGCTGATTAGCTTATATCCGATTGGATGCATATATCTCTTGATAAGGTCAAACTTGTCTCTATATTTCACATCAAACTGTTCTAAATAATTATTTCCTAGACATACATATATAAGATCTTTAACGTGCATCGTTCCGTATTTTTTGACAATTGAAGATAGCTTGTTGTTTAACGTTTGTATATCGTTTATAACGTTATCCACGTCATAAGATTCATTATCTTTCAGGTAAACTTCCAATAATCTCACATCATCAAGGATAATATTCAACTCACTAAGACAGCAATTCGTTTCCGATGTTGTGAATATGTTCATTTTCATATAATTATCCGAATTTATTTTGGTCTTCGTTATTATCTTCTCATACACGCTAACCTTGTCAACGAGGATACATAATATTTTATCAATATTTATATTAGCATCACCCATTTCCAAATTGGTGTCGTCGTCGCTATTTTCGAACATTATATTATTATATCATATTTTTTTTTTATTTTCTCCTCAATATCTATTATGGCATTCGAACGAGGATATATACATATACTACTACTGTCATGCGTTGCTGTATTGAACTTAATAAAAAATATGTCTTTTAAAAATGGAAGCCCGACCTGCGATAATTTCATATTAAACGTGTATCTATACCTGTCCTTTTCTATCATCTCTGTAGGTATATCGTGCTATATTTATAACCACATGTTTAATGATTTATCGACAAGGGGCGAATATCTCACATCTAGTGAAGTTTACAAAAATATCGGGTTTCATAACATAATCATCGCATACATCGTGTCATTAGCCCTGGTTATTTATATAGCAATTTCCCCATCATTCGAAAACAATAAATTTGGGGTTATTCATGGCGCATGGATGTTGTTTCTATTTCTAATAAGTATTGGCATATACCCACTATTTAAGTCTATCGAAACGAAGGACGTCGTAGAAGATTCTATACTCACAACCGGAACCATATTTGTCACCATGTCAGCAATCGCATATAGCATGCCGTCATTCTTTGGAAAAACCTATAATTTCATGACAACATCGATGATAGTATCTCTATTTGTTATTATTATTGTAGAACTTGTTAATATACTATTTAATCGAGACCCTAATTCACTATTGAGAACATTCCGGTTTACTTCGTATATACTGATATTTTTATTCACCCTATTCGTTTCTTACGACACACATCAAATTATTTCCCTCAAAAAGATGTGTACACGTCTACCAAACTACCCAAAATTCTCTATGAATTTCTTCCTCGACATATTAAACTTGTTTCAGAGAATTGTATTTTTAAAATCATCCGACTAATAATTTACAGAGCTGTCGTCACATTATTACATAATTTGTAATAAAAATTGGTATAAAAACATTTATACAAATAATATACATGGGTGTTCCCGCATACTTCTCACATATAATCAAGAATTACCCCAAAATAATTCGCACCATAGATAATTTACAACAGGTCCATAATCTATACTTGGACTGTAATTCTATCATCTATGATGCTTTGTACAGCATAAAAGAAAACCACGCATATATCAACAACGTAATTATAAAGTTGGTATGTCAGAAACTGGAGGAATATATAAAATCTATTAAACCGACACACCACGTATTTATCGCATTCGATGGTGTTGCACCAGTTGCAAAACTTGAACAACAGCGCACACGCAGATTCCGTTCAAAACTTATTGGACAAATAACAGATACAATTGACCCAACAAGATTCAAACTCGATTTCGATTCCACCGGAATCACACCAGGTACCGATTTTATGAATGAACTTGCCACGTTCATAAAATCATATTTTGCCGACCCACATAAATTTGGATTGGATAAAATAAGTGTTTCTTGTGCAGATGTTCACGGCGAAGGAGAACATAAACTATTCGAATACATCAGGGACAATTTACAATATCATAGCGATAAAAACACAGTTATATATGGATTAGATGCCGATCTTATCATGCTTTCGATAAACCATCTTCCTGTGTGTAAAAACATATATCTATTTAGAGAAACACCCGAATTCATCAAGTCTATAGACAAATCACTTGATCCGAACAAACTATATATGATTGATATACCCGTTTTAGCCGATAAAGTAGCACACGAAATGAACCAGGGTTCTGCAATTGAAGAGGGTATGTTGAACAACAAAATATACGATTATATCCTTCTATGTTTCTTTCTGGGTAATGATTTCATGCCACACTTTCCGGCACTGAACATCCGTACAAATGGTATTCAGATTTTAATGGAAACATACGGCTCACATTTTATAGACTCGCATGAATGTCTTGTGGTCAACCACGAAATCCAATGGAAAAACGTGCGAAAATTTGTTTCGTCACTTGCCGAGGGAGAGGAAGATTTCATAATCCATGAATATAATTCAAGGAATAAACAGGAACGACGGTTTATTCACGCCACGACACCCGATGAACGATTAGATAAACTCAATCGTATCCCATGTTCAGAACGTCACGAAGAGCATTTTATTAATCCCACTCTACCAGGATGGCAGAATCGATACTATGAACGTCTATTTCATATGGAAATAAATGACGACCGACGGAAGCAGATATGTTTTAATTATATGGAGGCTCTCGAATGGACCATGAAATATTATACAGTCGGTTGTGTTGACTGGAGATGGAAATATAAATATAACTATGCCCCACTTCTCGAAGATCTTGTCAAGTATATCCCATACTTTCAGACAACCATGTTCCCAAACCACAACATGAACGTTGTGTCACCCTATACACAACTATCATACGTTCTTCCGCGGTCATCTCTCGGGTTGCTACCAGTTTCTATACAAACGAAACTTCTCAAGTCTCATCCCGAATGGTACAACGAAGACGTAGATGTATGCTGGTGCTTCTGTAAATATTTCTGGGAGAGTCACATGATCCTTCCGGATATAAACATAAACGAATTGGAAACAATAGCTGTTTGATAATATTATTCATATTATCCATATTATACCACCTTGTGTTTATTGTAAAAAAAACGAACCCGTCCGTTCAAATGCGCAAACCCTGGCTGATTAAATCTAAATTCGTCGTCAAGGTATGAAGCAACCGTATTTGGACTGGATGATGCCATTACAATCGGTCCTCTCGATGAAATAATGTCAAAATCAATATTTCGATATGGTCGTACAACACCAATATGCCCATTCACACCATCATCTTGGGTTACACCAACGATTACCAAATACCCATCGTTCGCCTTCTTTTGAGCAATTATATAATTATCGGGTACATGTTTTCCAATATCAACCCACCCGTTTTTTATACCGTCTCCACTCGAAATCCATTCAAGTTGCCGGTCAGCCAGGTGAAATTGTTTATACTCAGGTGGGGAGGGAATATACAACCCAATTTCTTTACATAAAGCATATATGAAACATGAACAGTGTGAGGTTTTTACGGTAGTTGATTTATCGCCCATAGCTCCACCTGTTTCACAATTAACATTATACCCAGGAGCCCAACCGAAGTCGAAATTATAAGTCAGGAGGATTTCTTCCAACCGTGTCATCTTTTCAACCGGGATGAACATGAATATCATACTCGCAACAACAATAATAATTAAATAGTAAATTATATAATGCACGTTTTTAAACAACATATATTATATATTATATTCGTAAAAAATATAAACGAACGTCTTATATATAAATAATACGATGGTGGTTTCTAACACAACTATCTCAAATAAAGACGACTTTATTCGAATCATAAAAGATAATAAGAAAACGGTTGTATTTAAGTTTGGAGCTGACTGGTGTGGTCCATGTAAAAAAATATCAACAGATATTGAATTATTTAAAGAATCCATCATAGATAATGAGAACATCGTGTGGTTTGATATTGATGTGGACCAAAGTGTCGAAATATTTGGAATGCTAAAGACAAAGAGAATCGTGAACGGTGTTCCTGCTGTTCTGGCATATTTCAGCGATAATAATACCATTTACCCAGATGAATTCGTATTGGGGGCAAATAAAGATCATATATATAGTCTATTTTCATGCGTTTTATCCCGTAACAATATCACCAGCAGGTAGTCGAAGTTGAAATATGTTATGGGTCTAAGAAGGATGTGAATATATTTGACGCCTGATTATATTTATCGTATTGAATGACCTATTAAAATCTCTATTTTGGATATTGGGAACAGGTTCATATTCCATGCTCGCAATATTCATCGTGTTTTTATTGCGGTGATTATTTTCATCATAGTGATTCATATTCATATTAACGTATCGCTCTTCTTCATGAATGATATTTGAATCTAAATCATGAGATGGTTCTTCATGAAAGATGTCCGGTAGAACCGCATCATTATTATTATTATTATTTTCATCATCGTATGAACGAAATGTGTCTACAGATTCATCATCCAGATAATCCGCGAGAGCGTTATCAAGGACACCAGATTGATATGTGTCGGTGTCTAACGTTATAGGTGGATAAAGTTGAGATTCGATCGGGGGACTACTCTCTTGTGATTGTGGTGCCCAAAACTGTGTGCGACACAACGGGCAATCCGTGCTCGATGTTCCATGAGTAAACAAACATGAAATACAAAACTTGTGACCACACACGGTTACACATATATTTGTCTCACCCATACAATCAAGACAAATTGGACACTTATCTTCTTCCTTTTCTCGATAGCTTTTGACAATATTCTCAATATTATCCATAAGAGCGTCACCGTCACATAATAAGCTAACTATAATGGAGGTATCCATTTTCAAAAGTTCCGATGTAATTTTACCAGCAAGCATGTGATGATGAATTCGAACCTGTCGATACAAGCTATTTCCTAATGTATCTAACTTGTCACGTTCATCCAACTTTGACAATTCGATTGTCAAAAGGTGTTCCACAATAGGTAATTCCGAAAGGGATGTATAAGGTGGGCACATGTCATGAGCCGCCACCATTTCCGGTATCATTTTCTCAAGTCGGTACAATCTCACACACTCATCATAGTCCATAGAAGAAGCTGCATCCACAGCATATCTCCATACTTCATTTTCCGGGGTAGCCATGTTATATGTTTAGTATGTATATTCAACTTCGTATTATTATTATCAATTTTGTACATATGTACATATATGGAGGTTGATTTGGATTTGGAAAATTATTCATTTGATGAACTAATAACACTCTTTAAACTTTCACGTAATTTCACAACACACGACGTAAAAAAAGCAAAAAAAATAGTCCTTCAAACACATCCAGATAAATCGGGACTTCCAAAAGAATACTTTTTATTTTTTTCAAAGGCATATAGAATCGTTGTTCAGATAAATGATTTCAGGAATAAAACTACGAGAGATGGAAAATACGGAGAAGATAATACATATTCGCAAATACTTGACGACGAAGACCATGACAAAGTAAGTATTGTTGAAAATATAGGTAAAAAAAAAGAATTCAATACCTTTTTCAATAAGATGTTTGAACAAATGAAAAATTCTAATGAAGAAGACGAAACTGGTTACGATGAGTGGCTTAAACAGGAAGATACCCAAACCACAACTGTCAACAGCGTTTCGTCAATGCACTCCAATTTTGAACAACTGAAAAATGAAAAGAGAGCACTTGTGGTTTATTCGGGTATTGATGATATTGTAGATAATATATCATCGGGATCACAATCACTATCAGGAAACGCACCATCAACGTACACAAATACAACGGTTTTTTCAAAACATAACTATATCGACGTAAAAGAGGCATATGACAACCCGGTAATACCCGTAACAAATAACGATTATATAAATAAAAAAAAATACTCAACTGTGGATGAACTTAAACGGGACCGAGCGAACACAGGAACGTTTTCTAAAGACATATTGGATAAACAAGCGAAAATGTATTTTTCAAACAAACAAAAAATTGACGACGATGAGGGAAGTAATACCGCATTTAAGTTGATTCAACAAGAGGAAGTGTCTAGGAAGAATGACCAGGTTTTTTGGGGTAATTTAAAATTACTATACAACCATAAATAAAATAATTGCCTATACTATATGAATAATTATAAAGGTTTTATACCAGGGTTGATTCTTTTATTCACCGCTGGGGTATTGTATAGGAAATATCAAGATAATGTCGATGATTTTGAGAAATTGGAAAATGAAAAACTCATTCGTAAATATCTTCTAAATGAAAATATACCATCTGCTTTCGCCAAACCAATACTATGGATACACATACCATACAAATTAAACTCACGCGTGTGGAAATCATTCGGTTCTCGAAATACAGAAAATTTAAACGAACCTTATATGTATCTCACCATTAAATCAATCGTTGCTGCGTGCTCAACCTCGTTTCGCGTGTGTCTAATCGACGATAACAGTTTCGGACAACTTCTCCCATCTTTTGGTGTCGATTTCTCCAAAATTCCCGACCCGATTGACGAGAATATACGGACCCTATCAAAGTTGATGATACTAAAGACATATGGTGGAATGTTCGTCCCACCATCTTTCGTTTGTGAAGCGAATTTAAAAAATGTATTTAATAATGGCGTACACAAAGAAAAAATGTTTTTCGGTGAAGATGTATCACGAAACAGCACAAGTAGTATCGTCAACATGTTTCCAAATACACAATTCATGGGATGCAATAAAAATTGTAAAACAGTCGACCTATGCATAAATTATATACAATCCCTCATCTCAAGAGATTCCACAGCAGAATCGAGATTCGATGGTAACTTCGAACGGTTTATTTTTAACCTAAAGGAAAATAATCAAGCAAACATAATAGATGGGTCTATTATTGGAACAAAGGATTCAAACAACGACCCAATCATATTGGATCAGCTATTTAATGACACACCAATTGAACTTTCACCAAACGCAACCGGTGTTCTTATACCACACGACGAATTACTTCGTCGAATAAAATACAAATATTTTGTTTATCTATCCATTCCCGAAATATTGGATTCAGAAACATTTATAGGCAAATATATAAACAATCATCATAACGAAATTTGATTGTTTACACACGCGAAGATTTAAAGTATCAAGCATTTGTCCTCAAATGGATCTATTAAATACATAATTTCGTATGTAGATTTATTATACTTAGTAACAGTTTCATACCCTATATCATTAACTCTACACATCTGGCGAATCACCGTTATAAAATACTTAAAAGTCATCTTTCGTCGAATATAAAACTTTTTTGATTCATAATAATTATCCTCCACATTTGAACAATATTCAGTTATATGGTTAAACATAATCCCCTTTTTAAACGACGCATTATTTATTATATATCTATTATTTTCACAGTCACATATATTATCCAAAAGTGTCTTGAAAATACATGGATTTGGACGAGATTTAAATATTTGTGAATCCATAAATATTTGATATATTATAAAATAAAAAATATGGCATATATTTTTATATAATTGTAACGAACAGTATTTTAAAATAACACAATTATATATACACAATACAATGCCAGGGGGTCTATTGAATCTAATATCTTATGGTAATCAAAATATATACCTAAACGGGAACCCATCAAAAACGTTTTTTAAAACAAAATATGCTAAATATACAAACTTTGGTCTCCAGAAGTTTCGAATCGATTATGATGGATCAAGAACCATACGCGCAACTGATAATTCTCACTACAAGTTCAGAATACCCAGATATGCCGACCTACTCATGGACACGTATATAGCAATAAGGCTCCCCTATATATGGAGCCCGATATACCCACCCCAAACTACAAACGATGCGTGGGCCCCATACGAATTCAAATGGATAGAAAACCTGGGTTCAGAAATAGTAAAAGAGGTAACCATTTCTGTGGGCGGACAAATTCTCCAGAAATTTAGTGGGAGCTATCTTAAAAATATAGCCGAACGAGACCTCGATGGAAACAAAAAAAACATATATGATGAAATGACCGGAAACGTAACCGAACTATCAGACCCTTCCAACCATGGGAATCGGGTGAACGTATACCCATCCGCGTTTCATACACAGGAAGAAGCTGGTGCCGCTCCATCAATAGACTCGCGTATGATTTATATTCCAATAAATACATGGTTCTCTAACTCAAGCAAAATGGCTTTCCCACTCATAGCACTGCAATATAATGAACTTACTATCGATGTTACTCTCAGACCACTATACGAATTATTCTTAATTCGTGACGTGAAAGATAGTATAAACGAATACCCATATGTTCAACCAAATTTTAACGAAGATTACATGCAGATGTATAATTTTCTTCAAACACCCCCATCAATTTCACTAGACTCAGACGATTTTCCAGATAAAAGGAATGAATTTAACGCAGACGTCCATCTATTATCAACATACTGTTTTCTAAGTGATGAAGAACAACGAGTATTTTCATTAAATGATCATAAATATCTTTTCAGAGAAGTCCATGAATACAATTTCAAAAATATTACTGGATCAAACAAAGTAAAACTGGACTCGCTCGGAATGGTCGCGAGCTGGATGTTTTATTTCACAAGAAACGATATTAACTTAAGAAATGCCTGGTCTAATTATACAAATTGGCCATATCTATACCCACCCAACGATATAACAAACGCACCCATCGAAGGGTCATGGAAATATCCCAACTTTACCGGAAGAAACGATTTCGAGAATTCGTTCGAGAATGGATTTGGTCCCGGGGTGGACCCTTCCGGGAACCCAACTCCATGGATGATTACAGGTGATTATAAATCAGGCACGAGAAAAACAATTATGGAAACATTTGGTATCATTCTTGATGGAAATTATCGCGAAAATTTACTTGACCATAACGTATTTAATCTAATCGAGAAGTATTCGCGGACACAGTCCGGAACACCCAATAACGGCGTATATTGTTATAACTTTGGAATTGAAAACAACATATTCAATACACAACCGTCAGGCGCAGTTAACATGAGCAAATTTAAATCTGTCGAATTTGAGATTACAACACAGGTTCCACCCATCGATCCAAATTCAACATTTTTTACCGTATGTGATGAAAACGGTGATCCAATCGGGACGAACAAATCATCATGGAGTATTTACAACTACAATTATGACCTGACCGTAATAGAAGAGAGATATAATATTGTACATTTTTCATCAGGAAATTGCGCACTAATGTATTCCAGATAATTCACATAATTACATTTAGATAACTATAACAAAAACATAAAGGCGTTTGTTATATTTTACATTTTTCTTTTCGGTCGGTGTATTAGGTCACATTTGATTATTACAAGTTAGGGAGCTTGTCAATATCACCTTGAACTGTATTATATATAGAATAACTCATAGAAGGATACATTTTTTTTGGTTTCGGCACAGAATACAGGTGTCCATTCGTAAACATTTCAGCACCACCCTCGTCCAACGAAGACTCGATCTCAACATTAGCATCTTTATCTTTATCTTGTTCTTGGATTTTTTCAATTTTCTCAGTATCAACCAAGTCTCGCACATTAACATTATTTATATCTTGAGCCATACCACTTGCATCGGCAGGCGCAAAATCATCAAATCCAGCATTCCTGGTCAACGATCCAAGGTCAGTATTGGCATTATTTATCGATTTAGATGGTCCCGCACCCACAACATCATCATCACCCACTCCAACAGAACCCCCCGTATAGACGTTTACAACTATGGGTGTATCGCGATTCTTTTTATTCAGACGTTCGGTAACCCGTTCCTGGCACATCACACACGAAGGTTTACTTGAAAGACACGCGTTGTCAGTATTTGGACATTCAACACCACATAACGAACATGGTTCATCTATATTAGGGACAGGAACTGAACCACCCCCTACCGAAACATCTGTAACCCCACCAGAAATGCGCTGCCCATCATCAACGATAGGTGTCTCAACCACCGTCTCATGTATAGGAGCCTCTCCTTCAATATATCCAAGACCCATCCCCTCTTTGAAACCATGTGGCTTAAAAACAAGAATACTGGCAAATAAAAGAACCAAAACAGCAATACTAATGAATCTTATATCAATAAGATTCTTGCGAATAATTTTTACAAAGCGATTCAACATATCAACAAAACCAAAATCCATATATATTATATAACCAACATTATATAATTGTTCCCTAAATAGGATAGTTAAAATCATCCTCTTTCTCATTTGCGGCAACAATTTTTTGTCGCAAATCATCGTGAATATCCGATTTTATAGAACCACGCGTGGTCGCTATATCAGGAATACCCAGTATTTCAGACTTTATATTGTCAATACGACCAAAGTAATAACTGGAATCAATCATCGTTGGGTTAAACATTTTATCATTTCCAGGAAACAATATCTTCGCAGCATTTTCACGCGACAACAAGTCATAGTTTTCTATAAACAGATTCGCATCGTTGTTCGTACCAAAAACGTGTAAATTGTAATTTTTTGAACATCCTTCTATAAACATATTACATAACTTACTTGATAACATCTTAGCAACATCTCCACGCGGTATATTTTCTTGTCTATGTTCGTAAAACACCTTCTCCGGGTGAAACTGAACCCCATAATACGGGAGCGACTTAAACTGATACGCAGCGACATATGATTTACCACCAACACTCGATGTCGCAGTAACATCTATGAAATTATTATATTTATTCATATATTTAGCACCCATTATGAACGACTTATTATGAAACATCGCGGTACACGGTTCATGTGACATTTTTTTCTTCTCTGTATCACTAAAATGGTCCTGCATCGATTCTCCCACCAGCATATCTCTATTTTTAACTGGTAACAAATCAATCGTATCGGCACCATATTTACGCAAAAACGAAATCCCCTTATTGTTTATAAAATTGTCGCTGACATCACTAATGGTCTCTCGCTCGTCACAACATATAATCGGCAACAACTGGAAACCAAGACATATAGAAAATATAGGAAAGTGATTTCCAATTAGATTGAAGCGGGTTATTTTTTGGACAATATACCGGAGTGTTGACAAAAATCGATAATGAGCTTTCTCAATAATAGCACTCTCAATTGTACCACCAATCAACAAAAGACCATCAATCTGGTTCAAAAGGAAATTTATCATCTGCTTGGGAATATCAAACATGATCGGAACCACACGCGCCCCATGCATCTCAATCCACTTTACGTACGATTGAGGAATATATGAAGTTGCCCCACCTGACCCACCCGCCGTCGTAGGCACACTCAATATACCTATAATAACCTGATTATGGTTTTTACTTATAGTTCTAAACATTTCGCATTTATAATCACTTTTGAATTCATCTAACTCAGTTGGCTTCATACCATACTTTCCACGAAGTTTTTTATACAGACGACGCATTTCAGTCGTCCATTTTCCATTATTTATGTCGGCTATTCCCTTCCCATGATTTAAAAATAGTTTATTCTCCAATTTACCCCGCTTAAACTTACGAGTAACACGATTTGATAGGTTTTTAGAGTTCACATCACGCATAAACTCGCGCGATTTTATCTTCTTACATCGATTGGCGTAATCAATTTTTTTTACTTTAAGCTTGTTGGTTCTTGACAAATTCCGTATTTTCTTAGTACCAACACCACGAAACAAAACCACCTTCTTAGATGACACACCACGTTTCGCTTTCGCTTTCGTTTTCGTTTTCGTTTTCGTTTTCGATTTTGAGCTTCTTGACCCACCCATACATTTTATAAATATAATAAATAGACCCTTTATTTTATATGTTCAGTATATATGGTTCAAATACTCAAGTCAGTAAAAGAAAAACAGCAAAAAAAAAAGGAAGTCGAAAGTCGAAAAAATAAGAATGGTAACACGACAACCACAAATCGGCGAAAATTTATCAAAGAAGGATTTTTTACATTTCGTGAAGGAATTGACCCCATCGATAAACCTCCGGGTGATAATTATGGTTCAACCAAAAATGTCGCATGCCGAATGTTGCAAGCATTGTTATATTCAACAATTGCTCTTGTATTACATACTTTTATAGGATATAGCACAGCATGTATGCTTACTCGTTATTCATACTATATAGAACATGAAGACGACGAAAAAAATGCTGGAAAACCAGCATTCTTGGGTATAAATGGTGAAGTGGATAAAAAAACAGGAAAAGTCGATTTTTCACATGTTTATTATAAAGGAGGAAATGACGATGATGATGATGAAATGGTCACGTCTTTGGGTATTCAAAAAGAAGACACAGGTCATGAAAATGTCATACCCGCTTGGTCATTCGATAATTCATTAGAAGATATAAATAGAACAAAAGAAGAAGACGATAAAAGCCCACTACGACTCAGAAAAATTGCCGCAATGAATATGAGCACGATTCGAAAATCGTATAAACAATTAATGGGATTTCTTATTACCAAGACCGACCCAAACAATACCGAAATATTCGACACCAACAAACGCATGTTGGAACAGACCGCGCATTGGTATTTCGTATTATACCCATTATTGATGGTTATTGGTGCAATAATAATCACACCATTAATAACACTTGTAACATCAACATTTGTAAATGGACCTGCTAGCAAGGGAACAACAGACGGTGGACCTTCAGCTTATCTATTTGGATTTGTAGAAGGAATTATGGACATGATTGTATATACATTCTATGGTCTGGGTGTCGTTTTAGGAGGTCATTTTCATAAGGATAATGTTCGTTCCGACTTCTTTAAACCACCCAACAAATACAATAATCCAGATTTTAGCACATATCGTACAAGTGTGGGTTCAACAAACTTTCTATTAATATGGGCGGTCGTGACCATTATTATGACCGGAATATACGTACCAGAAACTATTGTAGAGAAGTTTACAGTCGTGGCCATTCCTGCGTCAATTATGTATATTAATGGATATTTCCGACCAAATAACTAATACTGTCGTATGTAGGAATGGTAATTACTCAGATGTAAACCCTCCGTTGTGTTATTTAACGAAAATGTCATATAAAAAATTATTTTTATACGATATAATGCCACCAAAACAAAATAAAAAAGCTTCGAAATATCCTATGGTAAGTGTATGCACCCCAACGTTCAATCGTCGTCCATTTATTCCAATGATGTTAGATTGCTTTCGTCATCAAGACTATCCCATGTCTAGGATTGAATGGATTATCATCGACGATGGAACCGACAAAATTCAAGACCTGATAGATAAAGCGAATATTCCCCAAATAAAGTACTTCCCTATAGAAGAACGCATGCTAATTGGGAAAAAACGAAACCTTATGTACGAAAAATGTTCAGGCACAATAATAGTCAATATGAACGATGATGATTACTATTCACCCGAACGAATAAGTCATGCGGTCGATACTCTCAAACAAAATCCATCAGCAAAGTGTGCTGGTTCAAGCACGACACATATATACTTTAATCATATTCGAAAAATATATAAATTGGGTCCATATGGACATTCACACGCAACATCCGCCACATTTGCGTTTCGAAAAGACATATTGGAAACATCTCGATACGATGACTGTGCCGCGATCGCAGGAGAAGAGAAATTTCTCAATAATTACACAGTTCCGTTTGTCCAACTCGACCCCATGAAAACAATCCTCATGTTTTCACATATTCACAATACATTCGACAAGCGAAAAATGGTCAATAATATAACACCCGAAACAAACAACGTTGTCCGTGAAACGACATATCGCGTGAGCGATTTTGTCAAAAACGACTCAATAAGAAACTTTATCACAAATAAGGTGGATATACTCCTGGATAAATATGAACCAGGTGACCCCAAACATAAACCCGAAGTGCAACAACAGTTAATCGAACTTATTGAACAAAAACAAAAACAACGTCGCATACAACAAGAAGCAAACGGACCCATCGTAATGAAGGTCAACGACAGCGAGCCAACCACATTATCAAACGCACAAGTCCGTGAAATCCTCACCGCGCAAAATAATAAAATTAATGAACTTTACCAAATTATCGAAGATATGAAAGCAGACATCAACCGCCACGTCGAAGAAGCAAAAGTCACCTGTGAAGCTATCGACTTACGGGATAGGAGCATCAAAGAACTTGAGGAAGAAATTTCAAAGAATGAAACAGATGTCGCGTCTGTCGACTAACAACATTTTTGTAACACATACTATTGTTTTTTAACAAATTTCACTAGAACACTAGAAACGAACAAAATTGACACAATTTCATCATTCACAAGAGTTCATAACATTACTACACAACACAGATGATTTCATTCATACTCGTCCTATCGGTGATAACCATAATTAGTAATATCATATGGTTATCACAACTCATTCAAGAATACAAGAATACAATTTATTCACCCGTCATAACCGAAGATATAAATTCGAATTCGTCATACATACCGATTAGCGCGTTGTATAACGAATTCGATACACACATAACTTTCGATGATATATGGAACAATTCGTCGAGACTTAACACATCAAGGTTTTATTTCACAAATCAAAATACAACCATCTCAATCTAACATTCGATTTCGTCTCCCGAAAACTTATCAATAATTCGATACATTCTATTGATATCCAACGCTGCAATGTCTAATTCCTCCAGCATACATTCGACATGTGAAGAACTATCATCGTCTCCCCGAATCTCACTAAAAAATCCAATTACATCCTTCTTATCCATCATCAACTTTTGGGTAAGACCATACAAAAACTGGTAGTTATTATATTCAGTCGAGTACTTTGTCAAGACCTTTGTGAATCTTACGTCACTCGAAGAATATACAACACCCTTCTTATTGAACTCCCTATAAATATGATTGTTTTTCATCGTTTTTATCAACGATGACATCTCGTTAAACTGCCAAATTTGTTTTTGAAACGTTACCCGGTCGATGAAATCAGCAAAACACATATTCTCAAGAACACTTATATAAAATTCAATTACCTCTACATGGTCAAATTTACTAAATACATCGATTATATTCTCATGCCATAACAGAGCAACAATTGTTCGGTCAGTCTCATTTATAATATTCGCATGATCACCAACACAAGTATTGGTATTTATAATAGTTCTGGTCGTGTTCTTTATCTCATCATTATATGATTTATAATTCAACAATACACGCATACGTTGATAATCTATTTGTTCTCCCATTTCCATATACATATCGTATATGAACTTCATTTTACATATATCATTTTGAATATAAGAAATATACTCATTATGATGCGTCAAATTAGGAGTAAAATGCTCAACCATCTCTTCAATCTGCGCGTCCGTTGGGGACTTCACCTCAAACACATGACATACCTTCATGAGGTCCTTGATTTTCTTATCAAAATGATGATGACCGATACATATGATCGGGTTAAATGTATACTCTTCCTGTTTCTGCTTCTTGGTCTTTTTCGGTCGTATCAACTTAATCAACCCTGTAATACCGCCTTTGTCACCGTTGTTCATCCCATCTATCTCATCCATAACAATGGCAATCTTACGTCGTTTCTTTTCAAACATACTCAACACATTAACATTAGACACATTATATTTAGTAATAGAATCGATAACACTTTTATTTCTAACATCACCCGCTGAATAATACACAATATCATAATTCATAATCTTCAATATATCCTTCACAAGTTGTGTTTTTCCACTTCCTGGTGGACCATATACATATATACCCTTTTGGACATCAATCTTATACCTATGGTCTTCGATATATCGCATTTTTTCGCACATGTCATTTATTAAACCAGTTCTACCCATAATACTGTTCATTTTGTCATAATCCATCTATAATAACTATCAACTTAGTTATTATATGTTTTTTTTGTATATTATTATGATATTACCACACATGTAAGTTATTACCTAAATATATCAACCATACATTCTTTACATCTATTTGCACCATAATAATGAATCAACGTATTTACATACTCAATAAACAACATGTTCTTACTCCTATATAACACACGTCTATTGGAAATAGAACGAGGACAATTTCGAATAAATTCTCGCAAAACATATACACCATCGTGTTTAATGACATTTCTTATATACGTATCGACTCGTCTAACTCGAACCAAATTATTACAGGTATTCCGCATATATTGTTCAAAATATAGACGATTCGTCCCCTTTAACGTGGAAATCGGTATGAACGATAGAATCTGGTCCTTTATCTCTGGTATAACATCATATAAACAATCAATATTTATATCAACCGGCATATACAATTCAGCACTATTTTAAATCTTCAAGGGTCTAATACCCGGAACAGTCGACCATCATATCATTTGTGATACCGTCCCATGTAAGATTGTTTTCAATAGCCCATTCCTTCTTACTACATTTTCCACCAGACCCAATATCAAATCCAGAAAAATCATTATCTGGTATTGTATCACCACCCTTCTTCATACCAAACGTATTCTTACATACACCATCACCATCACCCGATATATCATGATCCCAGTAATCTGGACATCGACTCACCACCGGTGGAAATACAACGTCTTTATCTACTTCATTCATGTAGAATATCATGAAGATAAATATTGCAACAAGTATAACGAAAGCAACAACCACTATTGTTCGTTTTATGCCCATATAGTTAACTACACATAAAATTATTTATCCATTTAGTATTTACAACTCAAATAATATATATTACTACTATATATGAATAACGGACGTGTAAACTTAGATGTACCTGATATAAAAAATAAATTCGAGATGTTCGATAAAATTCCGGTAGAGAGTAATACATTTCATGACGCTATGAGAGGAATTTTCTATAATACCCAATTTTCCGACCTTTTCTTCTCATCACAAAACATAGACATTATCCAAAATGGTATCCGTGCACAGGTCTATAGAATATCTAACAATAAACACATCATCGGACGACAGAGCCAAGATGAACTAAATACCATCATGAGAAGCATATTTCTATCAAACAGTAAAAATCTTCCAACTGAAATCACCCAGCAAATTGAAACGTTAAATAATATCGTCATAAAAGAAGTTTCACAAAAGCTCGCTGGAGAAGTCATCGGTTACATGAACTACCGAAGAGATATAAGTGAAATAGCCGCTCCTCTGGAACGAGCCAAGTCTACTATGGATAACAGTAAATCACTTGAATTTAAAAACATATTCTAGACATATACACCACCAACCAATATTTTACATATTTATGTAAAATATCGAACATATATTATCATCCACCCAGTCCAAAAATTGTTATATCAACAATATAAATGAGCAGACACCAGTCGATGAAAATCGCACATCGGGGATTTAACCAACCAGATAACTCAATAACAGCATTCCACTCAGCAATCGAAGCGGGGTTCGACATGATCGAAATGGACATCCAACTATGCAGAAATAATACAATAATAATATTTCATGACTGCCATATAATCGGAATTCCAACCAGTCATTACACACACGAACAAATAAAACTCCAACACCCCACCGTCATCACACTCGACGATTTTTTCAAAGAATTTCCCGATTACACCAACATGAAAATCCATATAGACATGAAAGGAAGCGACGAACTAGCCGTACATCTTAAAAATTATTTCGTAAATAACAACATAAACGGTAAAAACATATACATCGGTAGCTTCAACGTAAATCATATCCGGATACTTGCAGGTATAAACGCAAAATTAGGCATCATTACATGCAACGCATTTACCATAGCACAATATTGCGACATTTTTCGAAATTTACATTTCATCTCTGTTGATAAATCAATTCTCAATCAAAATATTGTAAACATATGCAACGGTCTCAAAAAAAAACTATTTGTATTCACATGTAACAACTACCAAGACATCCACTATGTAAACCTTTTCAACGTCGACGGTATAATATCCAACATCATACTATAAACATACTTTATTTCACACCCTTCACACCTTTCACACCTTTCACACCCTTCACACCCTTCACACCTTTCACACCTTTCACACCATCACAAACGTCCGAATCAAACTTGCGCACAGCGATATGCTTCGTATATTCCAACATCATATCATCCAGATCACTAATCCACATATCCTCCGGGCGAGTAGATTGAATCCGTTCCAACTCAGTCGTCTTCATAGCGTGCTCATTATTCAACTTTGCCACATTCTCGTCACTAACACTATCCATCGTCATCTTTAACAAGTATTTATACTCGGTGTCGTCACCAATAATATCATACTTCTTATCACAAAGCATCGTTACAATCATATCTCGTTTCTTCCGTCGAATATCAATCGTCCCCTCAAGAACCTCACTAATATATCGGGATTTATTCGACAATATTTCAAGCTCCTTAGCCAATATACCCACAATATACGCCTTCCGTGAAATATATCCACTCAACCGGACACCATAGTAATTATCAATAATATCCTCGACCCGCGCATATTTTCTAAGTCGCTCATTCTCGTCAAACAAATGCATGTTCGTTGTCGAAACTGTAGTAGTTAGACGAAGCAACTTCTCAAGCCCACTAACACCATTTTCACCATATGTACTCATCAACTTGTAAAGTTTTACAGAATCAGCAAACTGGACATGAAAGTCAACATTCGTGGTCTTGCTCATGTCCCTAAAATCCTTGATAGAAGACGCAACCTTCTTACCAGCCCTATCCACACCACCGTCCAACAATTTCTCCAGATACTCCTTGTAATCATCAGTCCAGGTACCAATAGGTAACTCTGTAATGTGAATATTATGATCATCAACCAAAGAATACTTACCTTTAATCAAATACTTAGAGTCACTTATACTCTCAATCGTTCCCGTAAAACCCTCATAGTAAGGTAAGAATTTTATATCATCAGTTCCCTTCCCAGCGAGATTACAACGAATGTAATCTACAACTGTAGGGAGGTGATGCGGAAGAATCTCCGTAGAGAAACCCGTTCCAATCCCCTTAGACCCGTTGATAACCACCATCGGGATAATCGGCATATAGTAAATCGGCTCCACAGGAAAACCGTCATCCTCCATATACGTCAAAACGTTGTCGTCATACGCCGGATAAATTTTACGTGTGATGTTCTGGAGCTGTGTGAAAATATATCTCTCCGACGCAGAATCTTTTCCACCCTGCAGTCTGGTACCAAACTGACCATTTGGACAGAACAAATTCACATTGTTTGAACCAACAAAGTTCTGCGCCATTCCTACAATCGCCCCATTCAAACTTGCCTCTCCATGATGATAACCTGAATGCTCAGACACATATCCCGAAAACTGAGCCACCTTGATCTCCTGCGTCAAATTCTTTTTGAACGCCGAATACAAAATTTTTCGCAAACTAATCTTCAACCCATCCATCATATTGGGAATAGACCGATCACAGTCATATTTCGAAAAGTGAATCATCTCGCGGTCAATAAAATCCTGATAAGTAACATTCGAATGATTCGTATCCAAATATGTCTTTCGGTCATACGCACCCAGCCAAAGTTTCCTATCGTCCGCACGCTTCTTATTAAACACCTTGTCAATAGCATCATCACTCTCGTCACCCACATGGTCAAATATAACAACCTTCTTGTTGGCGAAATACTCCTTGAACTCCTTTCCTGTACTCGTACCCAAACCCTTATAATACTTGATCTTCCATCCCGCAACGGAATTAGTTTCCTTCCACACATCGTACTCGCCGTCATTATAGAATAATTTCTCTACAGCCCCCTTCTTTGCCTTCAATATTGGTGTGTTCATAAAACCCATGAAACCAGACACCTTCGAAAGAGAACCCCACATCGACTGGAACATATTAATACCCAGACCTTTAATATGACTCCCATCCAAATCCTGATCCGTCATAAATAAAACCTTTCCATATCGCAAATCATTCTTCACATCGTCGTCTGTATATTCTTTATTCGCCTCCAACCCTAAAATACGCTTGATCTCAATAATCTCCTTGTTCTCCATAACCTTCTTAGACATCTCACCACGCACGTTGAGAATCTTACCTCGCATCGGATATACACCAATCGTATTACGATCTTCCATCGTAAGCCCAGATATAATACCCGCCTTCGCCGAATCTCCCTCACAAAATATAATAGTACACTTACTCGACTGAGGTGTCCCCGCCCAGTTCGCATCAATCAACTTGGGAATTCCACGCACGTTGCGAGATTTTTTACCATCACTCTTCTTCGCATTCTTATTGTCCTTCACCTGCGTAATCGCACAAGCCGACTCCATCACACCCAACTTAGCAATCTTCTCAATAAACTTATCAGATACTACACACGATGACCCAAACTTAGTAATAGGTGTATTCATATAATCCTTCGTCTGACTATCAAACGCAGGATTAACAATATCACAACGCACAAATAACATCAACTGCTCTTTGACCGCTGTTGATGTTACCGTAATCTTCTTCTTTTTCTCAATATACGCAATCATCTTCTTCGTAACCTGATTCAATATATAATCCACATGCTTACCACCCTTGTTCGTATAAATACCATTCACAAATGATACATGCGTAAACTCGTCGTTCGGACTGAGAGCAACCACGTACTCCCATCGTTCTCCCGATTGCTCATGAACTCGTGTGGTGATTCCATAAGCATCGATATATTGAAGAAACGTCTTTATGGGAACAGCAACACCATCAAGCTTTACCTTGACAGTCTTGTCTGTAACCGCAGCAATATCATAAACACGCTTCCGTAAAAGGTTTACCATGTCAATCGGGAGTGAATCCTCTCCATAAAATCGCTGGTAATCGGGACGAAATGTTATCTTAGTATAAGGCTTTACCGCACTCTTGGTTATCGATGGTTCACCAATAATATCCAGGTTTTTAGAGAACGACTGCTTATACTTCAACTTTCTTACATGATCAACCGTCTCGATTTCACCAATACTCGACCAAATAAGAACCAATTTAAACCCAAATCCATTCTTACCACCAACTATCTTCTCCTCTTCCTTATTATAATTAGTAGACGTTCGCAAGTGTCCGAAAATAAGCTCGGGAATCCAAACACCATACTCGGGATGTTTCTCAACATCAATCCCATTACCGTCGTTTATCATCGTTATCGTCCCATCATCCGATATAGTAATACCGATATTTGTAACAGGAATTGAATTTTCAACCTTTTCGTCTATATTTTTCTTCATACGAATAACGTGATCTCGACAATTCACAATTCCTTCATCGAACAATTTATATAATCCAGGCACATACTGGATATTTTTACTCACTATTTTACCGTCATCCAATACGAACATATCCTGATCAATATTCTCAATTGACCCAATATAAGTATCGGGATTATCAAGAATATGCTGCTTGTCGGTCTTCTTCTGGTACTTTGTCGAAAGGTCTGTCATTTTATATAAATATTATAGCGAACAGTTCCTATTTCAATTTTGTTATCATAGTATATAGTTATCGATATGAATATGGAAACCAGCGAGGATATGAAATTCTTAATAGAAAAAAAACTAGATTCTACAAATTATAATAGCAAACTGACCGAAAATGGATTCGTAAATCGTTTCGCAAATATCCTGTATAATGACTCAAACACATTTAACGGACGCAACACCACATTCTTCGAATTTAATACACCAGTCACAGGAAATGATGTTTCAGTTGAATACCAAATATTTCTCGCAGGAACATGGTTCGGTAGAATCCAAATGGAACATATAACGATTTATGATGAAGAAGGAGAGGAGGTCGATATAACATTCGACAACACCCAACATGAAATATATCAATATTACGCATGGCACGATAATACCGAGACCAGCACCATCACCAACACAAAGCTTTATATTAAGACACTTCCAAGAATGAATGGAGGGGTGTACTTTTGGATCATGAATGATGACCAACAGGTGTCGCCGTTTACGGTAAGCCTTGTCCCAGGAAAGAATTATAAAATACGAGGATTTACAAAATACGACGACTCAAACACCACCATAGAGACAAGTAAATATGACCTAATGTTCGCACTAAGAGATACAAACGGAAATTTCCTGGGACAAACCCCATATGAATCCAACTTTTTTCAAATAGAACCACAACCCGAACCCGAACCCGAACCTGAATCTGAACCCGAACCCGAACCTGAACCTGAACCTGAACCTGAACCCCAACCTGAACCCGAACCCGAACCGGAACCCGAACCTGAACCTGAACCCGAACCCGAACCGGAACCCGAACCTGAACCTGAACCCGAACCTGAACCCGAACCTGAACCTGAACCTGAACCTGAACCTGAACCTGAACCTGAACCTGAACCTGAACCCGAACCCGAACCTGAACCCGAACCTGAACCCGAACCTGAACCTGAACCTGAACCCGAACCCGAACCTGAACCCGAACCCGAACCCGAACCCGAACTATACAACCTAAATCGACTGGGTGATGTACTGGATAGATACACAATCGAATCATACAACCACTTCGTAGACAAATTCTATGGCGTTATCGGTTACGGATCAAACGCAATATCATTCAGTAAAATTTTTCCCAACGGTATCATCTACGGCGGATTGGACGACTCGCGTCCAGAACTATACGATACTGACACTCATGCAACACAATATCTACCAGAATTCACACAGGTAAGATACTCATTTCCAATAAATTCAAACCGCTATTACATTTATGTTGCTGGAACACAAATATCAAGTCAACTCCAGACATCATTCGTTCTTAAAGACGATAACGGTATTAAATTCAATATCAACAGCTTTCACGATATGAATGAAAATTCTTCCGAAAACAGAACAGACTACTATGAGGTAGATACGACTAATAAACGCGTTATTCTTGCCAGAGACACCGGGTCACCAGGATTTTTTATAGAGGTTCCCCCAGGGGTCCCGGGAAGCGTAAGGTCAACCCCATATACAAAAAGAATCATTACAACCGACCCCGAATATAACATGTCATCCTTTAGCGTGGAAGATACAATTTTTCCACCAAAAACTGAAGAACACGAAGATGCTGAAAGCCCTAATATAAACGGTGTAAATCTATATATCGACACATACGATAAGATCGGGACAACATGTCATATTATTGCCCGTACCTTATACAACAGTTCCGTATATGACCCCGACCTATCTATTTTTATTGCGGATGAATTTGGAAACCCCATATATTACGATCTAAACCAACCTGAACCCCAACCTGAACCCGAACCCGAACCCGAACCCGAACCCGAACCCGAACCCGAACCCCAACCCGAACCCGAACCCGAACCCGAACCCGAACCCGAACCCGAACCTGAACCCG